TCGGGAAGTCAGCAGCCTTGAACAGCAGGTCGCCGGCAACCTTCATCAGCTCTTGATCCTGGCTCATGATCTGCGTGAGCGCGTTGAATGCTTCCTGCCTGCGCGTCTCGTAGTTCGGGCCAACCTCAACGGTCACGTCATAGCGGCCGATGCCTGGGTTGTAGATCAGTTGCACGTCTTTCAGATGGTCGCGCTGGTCCTGCGGCGGTGCGGGCTGTCCATCAGGCGTTGAAACCGGATGCGGCTGATTCGGATCGAACTGAGCAAACGTCTCTGTGCCGTCCTCGCCCAAGATCCGCACGACGCGCGCCGTGTCGTAAATCTTCGGGATCAGGTCAATCAGCACGCGGCCGGTGTATCGAATCGAGCGAGCAACGTTGTCGATGAAGTGATACGTCGCGCGATCGCCCTGACGCTGCCGAGCCTGAATCGCCACGCCGGCTTGAGCGTTCGATTGCTGCCCGAACTGCTCTTGGTACTGGCCCGACGCCATCATCAATTCCTGCTGCGCCGTCTGCATGCCTTGCAGGTACGCAGAAGCGCCTACAGGCGGTTGCTCGCGCTGCGGACGCTCTATCTGCGAGCCGTCCTCTTTGACGCCGTTGTAGGGCAGATACGGCAGGTTGTCTTTGTTCGCGTTCGCCCATTCGGATTCGAAGCCCTCGAACGCCTCAATCGGACCGACGAATGGCGTCTTGGTCTGGAGCGCGATGTACTCGACTTGCGCGCTGCTCATGTAGTTGTACATGCGCTGCGCATCTTTCATGCTGCGCGTGTGGCCCTTGCGCTCAACCTTGCCGTCGATGACGATTTCCTCGCCGATGACGCGCACAATCGGGATATACCGACCAGGCCACGGCTTTTCGTCGATGATCGTGTCACCAGCGAGCAGATACCAGGTCATCTGCGGCGTGCTGACCGTGCGACGCTGGATTGACGCGTCGCCCTCAACCCTCTTCTGCTCATCAGGCGGCAGATCGGACAGCATGACGGCGCCAAGATCCGGATGCGCAACAAGCGTGTCACTCTTGCTCGTCTTGCGGAAATACTCGCAGACGCGGATCTTGTCTTTGCCGATCCAGTCGCCCTTGGACGAGTCATCGCCGAATTGCACGTCGGCAGCCTTCTCGCCCGGATAGGTCGCCTCGAATTCAGCCTTCGTCATCTGCTCGAACACGAAGCCATACTTCGCGTCTGAGCCGTCTGCGGATTCGATATCCGGGTCAAGATAGACCGTTAGCGGGTTCTTTACTCGCCGAAGGAAAATTTCCTGATCAAAGCTGCCGTCGTGAGCGTACTCTGTGACGACGCGCCAATAACCAATACCTCCTTGGACAGCGAATTCGGTAGCAGTGTCATAGACGATCTCGGCGTGCGAGTTGTACTCGATATGCCGGATGATTCCATCAAGGATCTTAGCAATCTCGATATCCGCATCGCCGTCCACCGGTAACGTCTTGACGCTAGGCTTGTTCTGCTTCGCATCGTTGATGATCTGTAGATTGTGCTGACGCGTCTTGTTGATCGTCAGGCACGGCCGCTGATCGCCTTCGCGTGCGTTGCGGATCTGATCGGGCCATTGCCAGCCGTTGTCGGCGTCGCCATTGGCGAACTTCAGGTCTTCAACGAAGCGCTTGCGAAACTCGCTCTCGGCTTCCTCGCATCGAGCAAAGCGTTCTTTCGCTTCGGCAACGATCTTCGCCTTGGGGTCTTCCTTTGCTTTGCGTGCCATTAGCCCATCCATCCGCCGCCGCCCATCATGGGCCGGCGAACTGTTGGTTTAGTTTCAGATTTCTTTCGCTGCGCGGGAATCGCCCACGCCATCATCAGCGAGTCAGCCATGTTCGGAGATGGAATGCCTTGGGCGCGCATTTCATCCTTGCTGACAAGCTGAATCAGGCGCGACGACGAAGTGCGCTTGCGCTGCTGGCGCACCAGTTCCGCTTTCAGTTGATCAAGGTCTTTGATGGTCGACGACAGGCTAATCATGTCAACCGGATCGGAGTATTCGCCGTGCTCGATCGCCTGATACGTGCGCTCGAATCGGTCACGCAGCAGCCACCAGTACTGAGCGCGCTTGTTGCGGAACACGTCTTCGTTTAGGCGATCCTCTTTGTACTTTCCAGGAGTCGGCGAGTCACCGCCCCCAAAGCCAATAACGTCGATCTGGCGGTCCCCAACGCGCTCTTTCAGGCCAACTTTCACGCCGGCACCAACGCCAACGCTGTCGTACACCAGCACATCGGCGCGGAACTCGAATGCATCATCGAACGCAATGCCAATCGCTTGATTCAGATCGCCGTCGCCCCATTGCTTGACGTTGTTGACGAGCATCCCGTATCGCATCGTGATCGCCTTCTTGTCGACACCACTGTCAGCAGGGTCAAACGACAGAACGCGTTCGCCGCGAGTCTTGAAGTTCAGCTTTACGTGCGCATCAATCGCAGCATCGACCCATTCTGATTCGATGATGCTGTCCGCATAGTCGGCGTTGCACTCACCCTCCCAAACATGCAGGTACTTCTTGAAATTCACCCGCTTGTCGCGCTCCATTTCTTGGCGCAACGTATCTGGAAAATAGGGGTTATCACGCCACGAAACCTTGCGGACATATATGTATTCGTCTTCGTAGAAGCCCTGCGAGTTGATCTCTTGCAGGTATGGCGCCACAAACTGCGAATACGTAGATGCCGCAGCCTCGTTCGGATTAAACGATATCCAAACCTCGGAGTTTTCCGCGCGAATCGTCGGCAGCAGCAAGTCCCACGTCTTTTGCGCAACCGTCTCAGCCTCTTCTACCCAACAAATCGTGTAGCCAAACTTCGATTTCAGGGATTGGATATTGCGCGCGAGGCCAACGAACTTGAAACACGACCCGTTATAGCGGCCATAAATCGCTGTCGCCTGTATATCGAAGAATTCGCGGAGACCTAGCTTGTCTATTTTTGCGACGATCAGCGCGTAGGAGGAATCTTCAATCGAATTCTGGAACTCCCGCGCGCACAATATCCGATCACCACGCGCATGCGCCAGTATCACCAGCACTTCCGCAAAGGTTTCAGACTTAGCTGCGCCACGACCACCGAAGAAGCACTTGATCCGCTTGGGGATCGGAAGCATCTCAAATGCTTCTATCAGGTCAATTTCCATCTGCTTTCGGCCGTATCAACTTGAATACGAACTCTCCCGCCGTCGCAACAGCAGCCCCGCCCGGGCCGGATATCTCCGTTGCCTGCGTGGACTTGCCATATCCGCGGTCAAGCAGTTCTTTTGCCGCCGCGATACGGGCCGAATCGTTCTCGCTCGTCGTCAAGATCGTGGCGAGCATTGCGATTGCCTCAGGCGCGTGGTTCTGTGCCAGCGCCCGAATATCGGCCGTGATCTTGTTCGGCGTTCCTCTGACTCGGCCGCCGGTTTTCACACCTTTAGCCATGTGTCTATTTCCGTCTAAATCTATCTACTTTTGAGGTGCGCGCTCACCGGCCCGTATGTGTTGCCGGGTTCCTGCCCTGACCAGGAGCGCGCGAAAGGGTTACCTGAATACGCTTCGGATAAAGCCGAACGCCAGAGCCGCGATCCAGAACCACAGAAATGCACTGATTGCCGCGCCAATGAGCACGAATGGCCCAACGGCAAAGATCGTCAAAAAGGTTCCCATGTCTGCTCCAGTAGGTTGAGAAGATTCCGCACCCGGCGCGCCCTAGAGTTCCCTTGCGGGCGGAGACAGGACGCTTCCACTACCTGCGCGGCTGACGCTGTTTTCCCACCTGCGCCTGGGGTGATGAATTAGTGCGTGATGCCAGCCCGCGCCATGATCGACAGCGCGGCTTCGAACAGCCCCGCGTAGTCGTCCTCGTCGTACTGCTCGGCGCGTCCAATCAGCATCTCTAGCGTCTCGTCGTCGAGTTCCAGATTGCCGGTATTGATCAGATGGCCGAACGCCACTGCGAGCGCGTCGGCTAACGTGTCTATGTCTTCGTGCGGGCAGAGCTTGCGCATACCACCCCGCTAACAGGTGACGGTCATCGGATTGACGGGATACGTAACGCCCGGGCCTGGCTGAATCCACGGGCTGACCGGGTAATACGGCTGCTGAACTTGCGGCGGCGTCTGTTGCTGCTTTGTGCGCTCGAAGTACTCACGCATGAGGCGTTGCGCGTCCGACTCGATCGCCTTCGGTGTCTCGCCAACAGGTGGAGTGACTTTTTGGAAGACGGTCGAAAGGTGTTCCTGAATCGACTTCCATTGTTCCGCTGTCGGCGCGGTGCCCTTCCCTAGCTCAACGAAACCTTGCAGCCAATACGTGAATTGTTCTGGTGTCATGCCATCCTCTGTCCGCGGAAGTAAGCGCGTCCGTCATCCCGCACCGAGCAGAACTCTGGCATCAGCAGTTCGCCGTCGCGCCACGTCAGCAGCGCAAAGCCCGACTGCCAGTTCGCGTTGCGCCCCGTTAGGTAATGGAACTCGTCTTGCGATGGATCGGCGAGCATGCCCGTCTCGATGCCGTAGCGCAGCTTTCCGAATCCGCGGAACTGGACAGCCTGTAGGCGGTGCGTATGGCCTGTGACGACGTGATAGCCGGCGCCCTTAACCACGTTGTTGTATGCCGCATGCATGCCATTCGCCACCGAATGAATGATGACCGTGTCGTCGTTGACGTCGATTCGGTACGAATCCTTCCACGCGGGTAAGTGATCGGCGAGAGCGAACCCAGCCACGCCTTCATACTCAGGCGCCGAATGTGCGAGGCGACTATCGAAACGAACATCGTGATTTCCTATGGTGCGCAGAAGCTTCATACCGCGCGCAGCGGCCTCGATCTCGCCTAAGCGATCCTGCACCGCCTCTAACTCGTCCTTGACGCTGTACGTCTTCTGCCAGCCAATGCGTGCGTGTTTGCTGATACGTGCGCCATCGAGCAAATCGCCGTTCAGGATCACGGCCTTGATATCGCTCGCGTGTTCCGCGATCACATTGCAGAACGCCTTGTGCGCGGTCGTGACCAGCTTCGGCGAGTAGTGAGCGTCAGAGCCGACGACGATCGATCCGTTGCGAATCGAAAGCCGGTTCGTCAGTTTCTTTTCCGTCAGCGTAAGCACTACGTCTTGATGCTTCGCCGCCTTCATGCGATCGCGAAACGTCGTCTCTGCAATGCCGCTTGCCCGAGCTGCAGCCTTGATGCTGCCGTGCGTCTCAATGGCCTTCTGGTAATCGATCAAGCATCGCCCCCGATTCTTTTTAGTGCCGCCTCGCGATCAGCCTTCATCGCGCCGACGATCAGTCGATGCTTTTCGTTGCCTACGCTATCCAGCAGCACGCCCATTTCGTTGCCCGAGTCGCGCTCGAACTCCGCGCCAACCATCACCATCGCCAGCACGCAGAGCACGAATAACGCGAACACGAGCGAAATCACGACGAGCGATACGATCGACATGGCGGCTCCTTCTAAGCACTGGTTGTATTAGATGTGGGCGAGCGAACGCGCAAAGCATCCACGGCGTCGACAGTTTGCAAACAAAACTTGATGTTCTAATACTGCGGAAGTATTATATCTACACGCAAACGCGGAGACCAACCATGAGCAACTATGAAAATTACGTTCTGAAGCAAGCAGCCGAGACGATCGGCAAGCTGCGCGAGCTGGTGCAGTCCGGTCACATCACCATCGAGAGCGCATGCGCAATCGGCGAAGCGCGCGCCATGCTGAAGATCCTGTCTAACGCACTGGAGGCGCGCAGTGAACGCGCGGTTTAAGTGCAGCCACGATTTCTGGCTCGATCAGGAGGCAGACGCCTACTACAACGAGACAGATGGCGACGATGACGAAGAACCAGAGGAAGATCCGGATGACGAATGACCAAGGCCCGCGCGATGCGGGCTTTTTTGTTTGTGCCGCTACTTTCCCGGCTGGTCAGGAGTGGGGATCTCCGGCGAAAACGAAAAAGCCGCCGCTGATTGCTCTAGCGACGGCTTACTTTGTAAAAAACCGGCTCAAGCATTTCTGCGAGCCGGAAACTGCTTTGCAGCAGAAGGAACCGGTGATGAATACGACACAAGTCGCAATGACGTCACGGTAGACACATCTTACCAAAACAGTCCAAGTTGTGTCAACCAAAACTTTGAGCGTATTAATGCGTTCGCCCAACGATAGACAGAAGGGCCGCAATCGCCTCCTGACGCATGTGAACGGGGATGGCGGCGCAGGCCGCGTTGATGAATTCTTGGTCACTCCAGGCATGAGGCGATAACTCGCCATCCAGCACCGGCATAGGGTTAGCACAATTTGCTGCGACAGCTTGCGCACCGGTCATAATTACCCGCCTTTCTCTTTTGTAGGGGACGCGCTTTCAACTAAGCGACCCCTGAACAATAAGGCTTATCATATGGGTAAGCAACAATTTTTTGTATCGCTTTGTTGCATTTTGGCAGTATTAGAAGTCAAAATTACTTTGCTCAGACCTAAGTTGTTATTTCTGTAATATTTTTGTCTGCCCCGCTGTCAACCGTTTGCGAGCAGCTTATTTCGCGTGCTCTTTCTCGACTATCGTCTCTATCGGCTTTCCTGTGACGATAGCGCCCATCACCTTTATCAGTGCGGCGCGCGTTGCTTCAGGTGAATGCTCGTAGAGGCCGCGGACAGTGTTTAGAACGTCTGCCAGCCCCTCGTCCTGGACTTCTGCCGGCGCCTGATGGTTTGTATCGAGCCAGCCTTCCGGGAGGTTCAGAGCGCTCTCTATGCGGCGCGCGAGCTGCGGGCCGATGATGCGACCGTTGCCGCCCTCTTCCTTCTTCCCACCGTTCTTGATCTGCGACACGTAGATCTGATCCATACCGAGACGGTCGGCAAATCGTCTGAGCATTCCCCGATCTGGCTCGTTCGGCCAATCCTTTCTGAAGTCTTCCTTGAATTGGTCAAACAGCCAAAGGAAGTTTCGTTGGCGGATGCGCTCGATTGTTTCTACGGTCATCTTCGGTTCCTGTGTTTTAGTCGCGGGTTGGCCCCGTCGTGCGCACCTCATGCGCTTTTCACCGGTACGGGCGTGTTCCCCTCGCCGCCCTGCTCTTTTCGTGTAACAGAATATTGCGACATCAGGCGTCCGAATGCAAGCGTGAATTAAGCAAAAAACTAGAGTTTTCACTAACTTACAGCGCTTTACGCCTACAAATACTGGATACTTGAGGCGCTTTATAATACAATGGAAGCCTTAGACAAACAGGCGAAAGGAGCCGACAAATGGATGCAAACGAGTTCCATCAAAAGCACGGCCGCAAGATCGTCGACCAGGTGCGCGAGAAGCTCGGCATGAGCCTGTGCTCTTGGTATCACATCAAGAACTACGCCCGCCCTGTGACGCCTGATCGCGCCGTGAAGCTCGCTATGGCAAGCGACGAGATCACGGCTGGCGACGGAATGCAGATCGTCGACCTGCTGCGTCTGCGCGATCTGCCGGCGCGCGTCGTTGGCACCGGCAAGGACGAAGCATGAGCAAGCCGTACACAAAGATAATGACGAACAATGGAAAGCTGTTCACGCACGCTTTCCGCACATATATGTTCAAAAAGAGTGGCGGAACGTGCGAATACTGCGGAACTGCGCTGCGCTCGCGCGATGAAATGTTCATCGATCACGTTGTTCCTCGGTCGCTTCAGGGAAGCAACGACGAGCGGAACCTGCGCGCGGCATGCGTTTCATGCAACTCGCAAAAAGGTCATAGAACGCTCGGGTACCTGCGGGCCGTTCTCCGCCTGCGTTCCACAAAACTAGAGGGGATCATCACGCCGGCTCAGCTAATGGCGCTTGAAGAACTCGGTGCGTCCCTGCCGATCCCGCCAACGTTCGTTTTTCATTTCGAGATGGATCAAGCATGAGCATCATTCGATCCCCCCGCCCCGAAAGCAATTTCTACATCCTCAACAAGAGGATCAGCGAGGATTCGCGCTTATCCTGGTCCGCCCGCGGCATGCTGATCTTCCTGCTCGGCAAGCCGGATCACTGGCGCGTCAACATCGAGGCACTTATCAACTGCACCGGCGAGTCGTGCCGGCCGGCAGGAAAGACGGCGGTCTACGCGATCATTTCCGAGCTGCTGCAAGCCGGCTACATGACGCGCCAGAAGCACGCAGACGGAACGCTCGACTACTACGTGCACGAAGACCCGCAGAGCCCTGTGGATAAAGGCTCTGAGCCAGATTCAGGAAACCCAAATCTGGCTAACCCAAATCTGGGTAATCAGACACTAGTAAGTACTGAGCTTAAGCAAGTATCCAGAAAGGCAGCAAAAACTAAGGACGCGGCTGCGCCGCTCGTTCTTCCGGAATGGCTCGATCCGGAATTATGGGAAGAATGGGTCCAGCACCGCAAAGAAAAGAAGAAGCCCCTGACGCCTAGCAGCGCACTGAAGACGATCGAGCAGCTCGCAGACTACCGCGCGCAAGGGGTCGATCTGAAGGCGGCGATCAATCACTCGATTGCGAACGGTTATCAGGGTATTTTTCCGCCCAATTCTAAAACATCTGGTGTATCATCTACTAAAACAAAGTCGCTAGCCGACATGGACTATTCAGAGTCTTTCTTCTAACCAGAAGTGTTGTACAAAAACAAACGGGAACCGACGATGCATGTTTTATCAACCACACTGCCAGACGAGGGATCGTGCGCAAAGCACGGTTCTTTCCCTATTCGACAGATCAATGTCGCTGAGTCTGTGATTCGAATTACGCGCTGCCCTGCCTGCTCGAAGGAAGACGCAGACCGCGAGGCAGCAGAGCGCACCGAAAAGGAGCGCGCCGAACGTCAGGCGAAGATCGAAGCGCGTCTGGAGCAAGCTGGTATCCCTGCTCTGTTCCGCGATCGCACGTTTGACAATTACGAGTTCCCGACAAGCGAACAACTGCGCGCACGTAACCGTTTCTATACCTTCGCGCAAAACTTTGACCATCACCTGAAGCGCGGCACCGTCCTAGTCGGCATCGGCAAAGTTGGTACCGGTAAATCTCACCTTGCATGCGCGGCCGCTAACTACCTGATGGCACGCGGTCACACCGTCTACTTTACGTCCACCGCACGCTTGTTTACCAAGATTCGCGGAACATGGTCGCGCAACTCCGAGCTTACCGAAGAACAGATGCTTCGCCAGTTCGAGTCGATCGATTTGATGATCCTCGACGAGATCGGATTGCAGCGCGGAACGGATGACGAGATCCGCACGCTGCACGAGCTGCTAGAGGCGCGACGCCTCAATTGCAAGCCCACCATCCTGCTGACAAACCTCGACGTACCGAGCCTGAAGGCGTATCTCGGCGAGCGCTTCATGGACCGCCTGAGCGAATCTGGCGTCAGCGTGAAGTTTGATTGGGAGAGCCACCGGCGCCAATCGCGCGACGTGGGCGGCCTTGATTCGGAGGCAGCATGATTCCAGCCCGCATCAGCGATTACCTCAGCACGCAGCCCGAGGGCGCCACCGTTCAGCAGATCGCCGACAGCATAGACATTACGGCTCAGAAGGTGCGCCAGGCACTATCGCGACTTGAAACCAGCGGCAAGGTGAAATGCAACGGCCGCCGCGATAGATCGGGCTGCATTTGGTTTAGCACGCGCGAGGATACGCCGCCAGTGTTTCGAGCGATGGAGACGCTTGCAGCGATGCAAGACGCTTGCCGTGCGCGATTGATGGCTAACCAACTGGAGGCGGTATGAGTCCCGCCCTGTACTGGTGGCTGTTCTTCAACGTCATGGCGAGATCATGGAATCCGCCGAAACGCGAGCAAAAGGAGGAAGTATGACCGTCACATTGATTTTTACTGCGTTCATATTCGTCGCCGAAGGGATGCCCGCAGGACAGTATGCTCGCGCATCCGTTCACACCGAGCACGACTATCCATCAGTTGCAGCTTGTCAGAAAGCCGCGGAGATAGCAAAAGCGCAATACACATCGCGCGGCTATCTTGCTGACGCTACATGCCTGAAAGTCGAATGACGAAGCCGTTACGCCAGCATGAATACGGCGACCCACTAAAAATACTAATAGCGCGCGAGGAATCCACATGTCGGGGCTGCATTTGGGAAATCGGCAAGATCACGTTTTTGGACCGCTCACTTTGCGCAAAGCTGCGCGTGATGAGCAGGCGCTGCCCGGAGTACCGTTGTTCCGAAGCATGGAGGCAGCGCTATCGTTCGCTTTCAACTGGCGGGCAACGTCAGGAGTAAAGGCGAGCGAGATCAAGGAATTCGTCGGCAAGGAAGGCGGCATGATCCTGTCAGCGAGCGAGAAACGAGCGCAGGCGCGGCTGATCCTCGACGTGATCGAGTCGCATACCAACCTGGATCAACGAGCGCTCCTGGATGCCGAATACGGCGGCGAGAACGGCGAGCGACACGCGGCGATCGGTCGGCTCGAACATCTGTTCGCCGGCATCGTGCGCAATCGGGCCGTCATTCGCCTGATGCTGATGCGCGAGTTCGTGTACGGCGCGCACTACTGCCCTTCTGCGCAGCACATAGCCGACGAGTGCGGAGTAAGCCGAAGCACCGCATACAACGCAGCGGCGAAGATCGGGCCGGCCATCGCAGAGCTGCGCCAGGCGACGCACGAGAAGTTACGACCGACGTTCGAGCGCCGTGGATGGATCAATAGGGAGGAAGCATGACAAGCGACGAAATGAACAAACTTGAAGATCAACTTGAGCGCGATGCGCGCGACGCCGCCCGCTATCGCTGGTTGTGCGCCACGATGCAGAGCGCCAAAGGCAGCGCGCATCTTGTGGTGAACGAGGAAGCCGCCTACTACGATGAAGTTCCGGAGGGCGCGGAAGTTCGCTTGCAGTGGTATCCCGACACTCCAATCGGCTTCTACATATTCGAGGCCAGCACAATTGACGAGGCAATCGACGCCGCGATGAACGCCGACTACGGGCGAAAGTAGGCTGCCGCACAAATAAATTGGCGAAAATGCTTGCGCTGCTAATACAGCGCGAGTATTATTCTAATCAGCAGCACACACAACAACAACCCAGAAGGAAACATCGAAATGAAAGCGCAAACCTTGGCCCGCAACGGCTTATTACGCAGTATCGAAGCCTTCCGCCCGCAACAAGCTCCTGTTGCGCGTAAAAATTTGCCCGCAATGGATACACTGGCTGCTTCAGTGCCTAAGTCAGTATTCATGCAGGAACTGCGCAAGGCCGGCGACGAGCACCTTTGCCCTGTCGCCGAACTGATCGAACTCCATCGTCAGGTGCAGATCGCGGAGAAGGTGCCGGACATGTACGCCCTTCTGATGAATTTCGATCTCGAATGGCGTCGCTTTTCATCGATGTTTCCTGAAGCCGCCGCCGATGGCTGGCTCTCCCTCCTTGTGAACCGTGCGCGCGTACTGCGCGATGAAATCGACGAGATAAGCCATGCGGGCCGCGCTTGATTGGGTTTTCTTCGCCGCCCTGCTCGCTTGGTTCCTATGGGCTACACAGCCGGGGTGGCAATGAGCGACGACAACGGCCAGCAGCAAATCGAACACGACGAACAGCAGCTCTACGAATTGGAGAACGAGCATGAGCAACCAAGCACCCCACGTGTATTCGGCGATCTGCCGTGTGATCTTTGATCTGTCGCACGAAGGCATCGCAAAGAACAACCGCAACCAGCAGCAGGGCTACAACTTCCGCGGCATCGATGACGTCTACAACGTCCTGTCGCCCCTGCTCGCCCGACATGAACTCTGTGTTCTGCCCCGCGTCATCAGCCGGGAAGTGACCGAGAAAACCAACGCGAAGGGAACGACGCTCTTTTACACCGTCGTCCACGTTGAATTTGACTTCGTGAGCGCAGTAGACGGCAGCAAGCACACGGTCGCGACTGTCGGCGAAGCGATGGATTCGGGCGACAAGAGCAGCAACAAGGCCATGAGCGCCGCATACAAGTATGCCGCTTTCCAAGCGTTCGCGATCCCGACCGAAGGCGACAACGACGCCGACGCGACGACGCATGAAGTCGCAACGCGCAGCGCACCGCCCGCCATGCCGGAAAGCGAGCTCGTCGACTGCTTGACGGCGCTGAACGACGCCGACGATCTGGAATCGCTCAAGGGCATTTTCGGCGGCGCATGGAAGCGTGCAACGCAGGAGCAGAAGGCGCGACTCCAGAAGAAATACGACGAGCGCAAGGCCGCTCTCTCTGAACCCACCCCCGCATAAGGACGCGAAATGGCATCAGTCAGCCCGGAGTTATTGATACGGCTCTACGTCGATGAGCGCAAAAGCATCAAGGACATCGCCTCGATCGTCGGGATGAACTACTCCGCGACCAGAAAACTCCTCATCGACTCCGGGGTTCCGATGCGAACCGTCCGAGAAGGACAGGTTGCCGCATCACACAAGCTTGGCACCCACCTGAAGGGGAAAAAGCGAGTCTTTACTGCAGATTGGCGCGCAAACATCTCCAAATCCGCAAGGCGCCGCGGAGAGGAAACAGCAAAAGGCGTGAGTGAGAAAACGGGCGGGTACGTCGAGTACACGCGAGGGCCGCACAAAGGACGATCAGTTCACGTAGTAACGATGGAGTCGATTATTGGGCGTCCATTGATGCCGAACGAAGTTGTTCACCACATCGACGGCGATAAGCACAACAACGACCCTGAAAATCTTCAACTGATGACGAGATCGGCTCATACGCGCCTGCATCGTCAAGAACACAAGGAACATTGATATGGCATCACTGAACAAGGTCCACCTAATCGGCAATCTCGGCGCCGACCCCGAGGCGAAGTATCTGCCGAGCGGCGATGCAGTCGCAAATATCCGCATCGCCACGACCGACAAGTACAAGGACAAGGCAAGCGGCGAATGGAAGGAAACGACCGAATGGCATCGCATCGCCTTCTTCGGAAAGCTCGCTGAGATCGTCACGCAATATCTGAAGAAAGGTTCGGCGGTCTATATCGAAGGAAAGATCCGCACGCGCAAATGGACGGACAAGGAAGGCGTCGAGAAGTACTCGACTGAGATCGTTGCCGACCAAATGCAGATGCTTGGCGGCCGCGGTGACGGTGCATCGCAGACGCAGCAGAAGCCCGCACGCCAGCAGCAGCGCCAGGCGGCACCGGCCGAATCGATCGACGATGAAATTCCTTTCTAGGCAACAACAACGCGCCGCTAGCACGCTCTAGCGGCGCACCAAGGGGAACAGCATGGAGGCGATGAGTGATTGGTTTGAGAGGCAAATTAGGCCCGTTCACATCGGCGTGTACGAAGTCCGCGTGAAGGCGAACGGAAAGATAGTGCGGTGGTACAGCTACTGGAACGGGACGTTTTGGGGCATGTCGTCTAACACACCGGGCGCAGCAAATGTGCTGCGTGAGACGCCGAGCGATGCAGCAGAGCACGCAGGCGGGTTCGAATGGAGAGGAATCAAGAAATGAGCACGAAACACACGCCGGGACCGTGGTTCTACACCGGAAAGCACCACGACTGCGAAGTTCGTTACGTCGGACGCAACCGAGAAGATCGTTTCGACACGGAGATTGCGACCCTGTACCTCGGTAAGGGCGAAGAGCAAATAGCCAACGCCAACCTGATCGCCGCCGCGCCTGAGTTGCTGGCAGCGCTGCAAGAGGTTTTTGTGATCGGCGACACGCTCGTGTCGGACGTGTACGGATACGAGTTCAAAGAAAAGGCGCGCGCCGCAATCGCCAAAGCAACCGGAGAGCAATCATGAGCCAGTTAGACAACACCCTGCCCGTCATCATCGTACCGCTTTCGCACATCCGCGAGCAGATCCGCATCGCAGAGATCGACATTGCAGAGGCGACCATGAGACGCGACGCCCTGCGCCTGATCCTCGATCTGCGCGAGATCCCGAATCGTAATCGCACGAACGAAATCATAGCGAAATTTTATGCGTGACTAATACGCCGCAAGCTTTATTTCGTGGCAATATGCTAGAACCGATACGCCAGATGCTTTATCTCTGGCGATGACAACAAGGAGCCGGTAGTGAGCAATCTCTTCGAAATCGCGAGCGAGTACCGCGCAGATGCGGCAAAGCTCGAAGACCTGGATCTGGACGAAACGACGCTGGCTGACACGCTCGAAGCCATCAGCGGCGATCTGGAAACCAAATGCATGAACACGGCGTTCGTCGCTCGCAACCTGGAGGCGACAGCAGCGCAGATCAAGGAAGCAGCCAAGGCCATGACCGAGCGCGCGAAGGCGCTTGAGAACCGAGCAGAGCGCATCCGCAAGTACCTGCTCGATGGCCTCACGCTGGCGCAGCGCGACAAGATCGATACGCCCTACTTCCGCATCAAGATCGCGCTCAATCCGCCGAGCGTGCAGATTGCAGACGAATCGCTGATTCCGGATGCGTACAAAACGGAACCGGAGCCGCCCAAGCCGATGCCGGACAAGAAGCTGATCGCGGCGGCGCTGAAAGATGGATTCGAAGTACCGGGTTGCTCGCTCGTTCGCGGGCGCCGTTTGGATATTAAGTGAGGAAACCATGACGCCAGAACAAAAAATCAAGCACCTGATCCTTATTCGCTACGCGGAACTGAACAAGAAGCCTGCGCCGGAAAACGTCACCGCCGAGAACATCGACGAACTATACGACGAGACGAACGGCGACGACTACGAGCTTCAAGACGCAATCAGCGACGTGCGTTGCAGCGGCGAGGAAACCGGCCTTTCTTGCGACTGGTCGCGCCACTACGAATCTGACGCTGTAGCAGCTAAGGCGCCGGATGGCTCATGGGTCGGCTGGACCTACTGGTACGGCGGCGGCAAGCACGGCGAGCCGGAGGCTATCGACTGGATCGAAGACGCATACGACGTGATCGTGACCGGCGAGAAGACCATCGTCCAGCGCATTTTCGCCAAAGCATAACCGAGAACAACCATGTCCACGTCAATCACGATCTTAGCCAACGGCTACATGGAAATCACCTGTGTCAATCCTGAAGCCGAGCCGCTACGCCGGCATTACGTGATCCGGCGCACGGTCGATTACCGGTCGATCCCTTGGTGCTAGGCGTGGACAGGGACGAATGCTTACACCGCTTCATGGCAGCAGCGAGAGACGGACGCCGAGGCGACTACAACGCAGCTAAGGCGATCGTCGAGAGCGTGAGACAGAGAAGCGGCAACGAGGCCGCAGAGACGGCAAAACGCGAACTGTGGGCGTATATCCGCAGCGAGAAGAAAACAAAATGACAGGCCAAAACGAGTTACAGGGCGTCTCACAATGCTTGACGCTCCCTCTGCCGCCTTCCGTCAATAACTACTGGCGGAAATCGCAGCGCGGAATGTACATCACGAAGGAAGGCAAAGACTTCCGCCAGCGTGTAGCCGAGATCGTCGCCGAGCACAACGCGATCAAGTTCGGCACATCGCGCCTGTTCATGGCTGTTCGCCTGTCGATGCGCGATCGACGTGCGGCTGACCTTGACAACCGCCTCAAGGCACTCAATGACGCGCTGGAACATGCCGGCGTGTTCGACGATGACGAGCAGATCGACGAGCTGCACGTTCACCGCGGGCCGATCGTCAAGGGTGGCGAATGTTTCGTGATGATCTCGGGGGTGTGATGGACAAACTCACGATCTTCCTCAATCGCACGAATCGCCGCATGGCGGCAGATGCGATTCATGCGCGGCCCGATGGCCACATGCTGACCATCCAGGAGCCGACGCGCACGACGCGCCAGAACGCCCTACTCCATTCGTTGTTCAGCCAGATCGCGCGACAAGCCGAGTTTCACGGTCGGCGCCTCACGGCTGTCCAGTGGAAAACGCTGCTCGTATCCGCCCATTCGGTCGCGACCGGAATCGGCACTGACATGGTTCCGGGACTCGAAGGCGAATGGGTGAACATCCGCGAATCGACCGCGCAGATGGGCGTGAAGCGCCTAAATAGCCTGATCGAGTACACGCTTGCTTGGGCGGCCGACAACGACATTCGCATCGCAGCGGATCCGGGCATGGAGGAAATGGCAGCATGACAGGCAAAGAGCAGATCTTATCGCTCCTGCAATCGGGCGAATACACGCGCCACGAGATCCAGGCGATCGTCAAGATGACGACTGGCGGCACGAACAACGCGATCAAGCAGCTTCGAAACGAGGGGCTTGTCTATGTCGCCCGGTGGGAGCGCCAAGAATATTCGCGGGGCTTCACCGGCAATCAGCTCGCCGTCTACCGGGCCGGCACGAAGCGCGACGCAAAGCGAATCGCGAAATTCACAAAGGCGGAAGTGTGCAAGGCATATCGGACCAAGTACGCCGCCATCCTGAAAGCGCGGTATGCAGCTAAGAACGGCCAGCAGATCAATCCGTTCGCGCAACTTCTGTGGAGCCAGCAATGAAGCGATCAGGATTCAAGCGCAAGGAGCCGAAGCCGTTCGAGCTTGCCGATCGCAAGACGACGCTCAAGCGCACGGCGATGAAGTCGCGCGTCAAAAAGCCGACCGTTGCTGAAGGCTCGAAATATCTTGCTGCGTGCCGCGGCGAGCGATGCTATCTCGGCGTGATCTGCGGCGGCGAAGCGTCGCCTGAAATTGTTGTCCCCTGCCACAGCAATCAAGGCAAGCACGGTAAAGGCATGGGGCTGAAGGCTGACCACACCTACACCGTTCCGGGGTGTCACTGGTGCCACCAATGGCTAGACGCTGGCAAGGCAAGTCGCGAAGAAAAGTTCTCAACATGGGATCGCGCTTACGGCGAATGGAAGTTCGTGCGCGATGGAAAAATGGAAGCATCAGCATGAAAAACACAATCAATATCGGCCAACAGCCCGAAACGATCTCCCCGCACGAGCTTGCAGACGCCATGCAGCCGGGCCGAGCGTACTCGCAGGAGGAAGTCGTTGCGCTGATGCCAGGGCGCCCGCGCGCCTGCGTGCGCGACACGCTGCATCTGATGGTCGCTAAGGGGATGGTCTGGAGGAACAACAGCAAGCGCGGCGCGATCACGTTCGAACTGCTGAGCGGTGAGCAGTTACGGGATGCCGTCGAGAGCAAGACGAAGCGCCTCGACGTGCCGGATTGGATGAAGAATAACTTGGTCGGATATGAGCGATCGCAGAACGGCTTCCGCGATCTGTGTTTACTCGCGCGAAAATAATACGATAGGTGCTTGACGGACTGATACCGCGCAAGTATTATTCATCGCAATGCAGCACACACAATAACTACACAACAGAAGGAAACCAGCATGTACAACTACTACCGCTTCGCCTTATTACGTCGCGTTCTCTGCGTGGCCGCCTTCTTCAAACACGATCGAAGCCCGTTATAGCTCGGTCGTATCTAAAGCAGACTGCATGATGAACACACAGAGACGCAGCGCCGCGCGTGAAGCATTCGAAGCGCTGGCGCTAGCGAAGAAACCGACGTCTGCCCTGCTACACCGCGCCTGTTCTGCATTCGTGGATATGGTCGCGGAGATCGAGCAGCAGCGTGTGACGCTTGTGATTGGACAGACTGTTATTGCGAGAGAACATGACAGAAAGCAAGCTTGAAATGTGGATGTCACCGCTGACGAACCGAATCTACATCGGGAAGTCGCGCGCGGACAGGCAGCACGGCCGCGTGGCTACGCAGAAGCAAGACGTGACCGCGCAGTGCATCAACGGCGCCGTCGCGCATCTGGTCGCTGAAAACGATCTGGAAATCATCGTAACGCTAGACGAAGGCCGTTACCGCGTTCGAATCACGCCGGAGGCAGCATGACCGAAAACATCCTGTGGATGCTCCACATCCAAGGCCCAGACGACATCGTAGCGGCACCGTCGAAAGAGGAAGCCGACCAGGTCGCGGCGGCATTCAACGCGTACTGGAGCGCGTATCTCGCGAAGCAGCGCGCGCAGTCAGTAGTAGAAGGCAAAAATCCGGACCACTGGCCGACCGTCACCGCAGCAGTCGCCGAATGGGACAGCACGCCGAAGCAGCACGCGGCAAGTCTGAAACGCCACTGGCCAGACTATGCGGAGTATCTGAAGTTCTCGCCCGCTGACGCCGCCTAGCCACCCTTCATTTTGAGAAAAGCATGACTGACAACTTCCGCGGCGACAACGCCAAGCTGGTCGAGTCGATTAAGGCGCTGCTGGCGCTCGACGAGAGCGGGTCATTGGTGCCGCACGGCGTAGGTGGGCACGCTCGCCAGCTATTGAGCGCAGCCGCATCGCGTCTCTCCGCGAGCATCGCCGACACAGCGGGGGCGAAGCCGATCTATCAGGTTCAAGACCCATGCGAAGCGACGTGGGAAGACACGGACTGGCTCACGTACAAAAGTACAGATGGCGCTTTCGCCCGCATCGTCTACGCCGCCCCTCCCGTCACTCCGAGCGACAAGCAAGATGAATTAGGACCGTTCCGACACAAATGCAGGTCTTGCGGTGGGATATTCGGTGCCCGCCACTGGAAGCCGATATGTTCCACTTGCCGTGCAAACGCAACGTCCATCGACAAGCAAGAGGCATCAATGACCCGCGCTGGAATCGCATGTCTGCAACGCTATGCGTTTCGACCAAATACCAGAATGAATTCGCTCGAGAAGGATAGCGAGGGTTCGTGGCTTCGGTATTCGGATGTGGTGCGTGTTGTAGAAGGCGCGATCAAAAAGGATCCGAAATGACCGACGAATACAAATACGTTGACGCGAAAGGCTGCTGCTACAAATCGCCCTGCGAGCGTCCGGGCGAAGGACCGTGCGAGATGCCTGCTCGCCGCTCGAACCATGCGCATACGATGGCCGATAGTCGAGACTGCCAGCGATCGCATTGGGATGGAAAGATTGACTACAGCATGGGATACCCATGCCCTATATGCACTGTGTGCGGCGTTCGAAAGGGAGCGCCATGCAAGGGAGCGAGCAAATGACCATCTGGAAGACGACGCATAAGGCTGTCTGCGTGCCGCTCACCGAAGACCGAGAAGTTGCGGAACAGTGGCGCGCGAACGGATACGAAGTGATCGAATTTTCCGCCCTCGAATCCCGCGTATTGGCGGAGAGGAAGCCGAGCCCGAAAGATCAGGCGCGCCGCTTCGTGAGCGACTTCACGAGAGAGATGGGCTTCGCGATGAGCGACCATGCACAAGAGGTCATGCTCAATCTGTTCCTGAAACATGCCGCCAGTGCGCAGAGCATCGCCGACACAGCGGGGGCGAAGCAGGACGATGTGAGGGATGCGCTCGATATTGCCGAGCAGCTTGACGAGATGAGCGACCGGATAACCCGCTTCAGCAATTACGAAGGCGACGCGGTGTGTGCTCGCGCGGCTCAACTTCTGAGGACGTTTGCCAACCATCAAGCCGCAAGACGCAAGGTCATGAGCGACGGCGATTTGCAAGACATCGTGATGGGCCTGTTTGGTCGATACACCATTCCGGCGGATTACAAGCTAGCCAACTCGGTTGCGGAATTCGTTATGTCGAAGCTACCGCGCTCCGCGCCATACGGCGCACCATTCACGACCGACGTTGCGCACTGCTGCGGCGATCCCGAGACGTGCAACGATCCGTGCGAGCCTGCTATCGACACAGCGGGGGCGAAGGCGGTGAATGCTGCGGCTGTTACGGGAGACGGGCGTCGCGCTGCCGCCATCGCAAAGGAGAGCGGGAAATGAGCAAGCCCATTGAGAAGAATGGCCCGTACAAGATCGTGCAGTCCGACGACGGACGCTTCGTGCTGCATGGATGGTACGGGTCAGTCGAAGGGACATATCTAACGCTTGAATCAGCGCGGCACGAAATGCACCGTCTGATTCATATCGACGTGCAACTTGGCGACTTGGACTATGCGTAAAGGAGTCCGGGAAATGACTGAAGAACTGAAGCCGTGCCCGTTTTGCGGCGGCGAAGCATCCTTCACACTAACTGAGTCGCGCGCCGGCAAGTGGGGATTCGTGAAGTGCGGTTCCTGCGGGGCAACCTGTAACGATGACGACGTTGGCGACGCCGATTGGTGCGTTGATGTCTGGAACCGACGCGCCCCCTCCGCGAGCATCGCCGACACAGCGGGGGCGCAGAGCGCAGAGCAAGAGCGCGAGCGGTTTGAAGCAGATTACGCCGTCGTGTGGAACCGATCGATGCATGAAAACGGATGGGCGAGCGATCATACCGCCGACGATGTGAGGGCGCTTCGCGAAGGAGATACATACGGAGAGGGACGCGACTATCTCAACGCGCGCTGGGAGGGATGGCAAGCCCGTGTTGCTCTCGCCGCCCCTCCCGCGAGTTCGGTAGCCGATCAGTCTGGCGATACGGAAGTGGAGTGCAACTGCGGAAGCAACCCGCACGCTGAAAGCTGCCCCGTGACGTCGCATGTTCGCGCTTTGTTCGCGGCATGCTGGACAGAAGCCGCTATGGACAAGGAAATCGCCGCCATTGCCAAGGAGCCGAAATGAGAAAGCGCACGATCAGAAAGCACGTCGCTACGAAAGACGTCATCACTACCCTCTTCAACGGCGACTTACCGTTACAGGGCGACGAGCGAACGAACGTTCTTACGTCTGTTCACGCAGCCGCCATCTCCCTTGCTCGCGGCGATGGGCAGAAAGACGCATGGGACAAGCTTGTCTATGCAATGAATATTTCCATCATTCTGTGCGAGACGGCCGGCAATAAGGAAGTCGGGTTGCAAGCGCTCTATGACGCACAGAACGCGCTGATTGACGCAGCGGAACGCTACAACACAACCGGGCGACTCGTGTTCGGGCCTGGCGGATTGCCGGCGCTCAATGGCGGCATCCATGTATTCGAGGCGCTTGTCGATACGGTGACGCGCAGGCAGTACGTGCGGGCATCGGATGAGGTTCTGAGGCGGCTGAACGCGGGGAAGGCTGTTCAGATACGCAGGGGACGGGTGACGGAACGGTTTGAGTTGAGACGCGCCGCATGATGTACACGTGTGCGCACACGCGCATACGTGTGCGTCACTCCCCCCATTGATGTTTGCGCAAGTATGGACTAGGATTTGCGCACAATAACAGGGGAAGTAACATGACCATCATAGCGGTTGTGATGCAGAAGGGTGGCGTCGGCAAGACAATGACCGCTACCAACGTCGCCGGTACGCTCGCCATGCAGGGCGGCTCTGTGCGCCTGTATGACGCCAATCCGTACCAGTCCAGCGCGTACCAGTGGGGGCAGTTGCGCATCGATGCCGAAGTTCCGCAGAACCTAAGCGTCGTGCGGGTCGACCAGAATTACGGGCACGCCGTCACTGCTGACGCGCCGAACTTCGATCACATCGTCATCGACTGCCCGCCGAACCTCGATATGGAAACACGCGTCGCGATGGCATTGGCTGACATAATCCTGATTCCGTTGCGGATAGGCCAATTTGACGCCTGGAGCCTCGCGCAGACGGCGCACATAGTCAGGCAGAGAAGGGCGACGGTAACGGCGCCAGTGCGCGCTATCGCCTTTGTGAACGCCGTTCCGCATTACATCAGGGCGGAGCTTGACGAATCGATCGACGTTATCCGTGAAATGGGCGACTTCGAACTAGGCCCAACGATCGTCGACCGGGCGGCATACCGGAAGGGCGCGAAACTAGGGTTGTCGGTAATGGAGTTGCCGGCCGAATACCGGGACGGGAAAGCGAGTGACGAGTTCGGCACACTGATGGCGGGGGTTCTCAATGGCTAATCCTCCCCTGAACCGAAGCGCCGTCGACGCCTTCATCGGCCAGCAGCCAGCAAAGCCAGAGAACGAGGCGCAGCCGACATTCCGCGAGCGGGACTCGACGCAGCGGATGGCGGTGAATATGCCGAAAAGCTTGTATGAGGAATTGCGCGCGTTTATGAAGCTGACGGATACGCCAATGTCTGACCTGCTTGTCGAAGGGGCGCGACGCGAGCTGGCGAGGCGGAAGCAGGGCGGGATATGAATCAGGGCCAACTTTGGGACGAGTTGGACGCCGATACGATATGGGTCCACGTTCTGAGAAGCACGCCGCTTGATGCGATGGGGATAAACGCTATCGCGGTATATGTCATGCTCAAGACCTATACGGATTTGAACAACGGAACGGCGTTCCCTGGCGTCGACACGCTGGCCGAACGCCTCAAGACTTCTCGCGATACTGTCGAACGCGCGCTGCGCCGCTTGAGGGAGCTTAAATTGCTCGATTGGGACAAAGACCCGGAGAACCGCAAGCGGAACCGTTACCGGTTTACTGAGCAGCTTCCGCTGGTGACTAAGAGCGATCGGACGCCTGCTGGAACCGCATCGGTTCCGTATGTTCCGACTGGCTTACAAGACTTCCTTAACGAACTGAAGGAATTCGCTAAGAACGGCACGCCGACTGGTCCGCAGATCGTTATCAACCTGTCGTTGCAAATTGGCGACAACAATGTTCAGAATGTTCAGAACGTTGTGGTCGAGGGATCGTCTGTATCGCAAGATGCGATTGCAGAAATCAAGCGAAAGCTTGCCCCTAAATCTTAGAGAAATCTTACTTCTTATTAGTGCCGCACCCGTGCGGTATATCCGGCGAAATGTGCCGCACCCGTGCGGTATGTGGCCGCCGATATGCCGCACCACAGCGGTATGTGGATAACCTTATCCACAAGTGATAAACCTTATTATGTCAATTATCGTAAACAATGACAAGAAACAATAACCTTGACGGCCTGCGCGGGCTGGCCGCCCTTTCTGTCGTCCTCGGCCATTGCGCGACCTATTACGGTGGCGTTCCGATCTACTTGAAGGAAGCTGCCGACTTTCACAAGATGACAGGCCCGGAGATCTTCATTCGGCTTTGGCATACGGTATTTAATGCTGACGCGGCCGTAATGCTGTTCTTCGTGCTTAGCGGGTATGTGCTTGGCAAGTCGATGCTAAGGCGGTCAGAAGGGCCAATACAGGCGTTCTTGCCGTTCGTTTTCCGTCGAGCGACGCGCCTTTACCCTGTCGCCATCGCTGCCGCTGCGCTGCTTTGGGTGGCGCTGCCGCGCGTTACGCTGCCCGAGGCCATCTCTGCGGCCACGCTGATGGATCGTTCTGTTAATGGCGTGATCTGGAGCCTACAGGTCGAGCTGGTCGGGTCGCTCGTGATCTATGCGCTGTGGGCGACGCGTAGCCGGATGCTGGTGAGCTCACTTGTGATTGGCTTCGCGTATCTGTATTACGCTGTGCCCGCCTGGGTTCATCCGATGACGTTTGGCCTTTTCGAAAGCATGTTTCTGATGTTTCAGGCTGCGTTCGTTTGCGGGTATGCCATCGCCTCTGGCGTCGCGCGCATCCCGAGATCGAAATTGCTGCTGCTGGCCGGAGTAGTCGCCTATCTTGGCTCGGATCTGTTTCTTGGCCGCGAATGGGGAAGCCGCTTTATGGAGATCGCAGGCGCAACAGTGATCGTCGGCTACTTTGCAAATGCGCCGATCGCGGCACTCGACAGCCGACCGGTTCAATTCCTGGGAGCGGTCAGTTACCCAATGTACATCGTTCAAATTGTGATGGTCGCCTACGGCGCGAAGTTCGTCGAGTTCGTCGCACAGAAGGCCAACCCGTTGCCGAAAGTGCTGCTGCTCGCCGCGGCCGTCGTTCCGCTCTCCCTTGTTATGGGCTGGCTTATGACGGTCACGGTCGAGCGGCCGGCAATGAGGTTGCCAGCGCTGCTGTCTTCGAAAAGGAGCGCGCCGGCATCGATTACGGAAGTTGCGTAATCATGAGGTAGTTAGATGCGGCGGTCGTGGTAAGCGTAAGCGCCGCACCGCTCGTCTGTGCGAGAACGACCGTGATCGTATCGCCCGCCGCGCAGTTCACGACCGCATTAATCGGGTGCGTGTAGTAGGGCTGCGATGCCGCGGCCGAAGGGAACACTACCGCGCTCTGATAGATGATCGCGCCATTGCGCCAGATTTGCGCATTGATGATGCCGCCAGACGGGAAGGTTGAAGTCGCGAACTGAAACTGCGCATTCACCAGGTATTGCGCTGCAGTCGGAGCCGTAAAGACCCCCGTCGACGGGACGAACGCAGATCCCTGATTCAACTGCGCCGTCCAGCCGGTTACGGTCACGGTCGTATTGTTCGCAACGCTTCCGCCCGCAGTATTCACCGCGATAACCTTGGCCGATCCGGTCGCCTTGAGTACCGGCGCGGTAACGGTGCCGGTGAATGTGGGCGACGCGACAGGCGCGGCACCGAGGTTCGTCAGCGCAGCCGATGCCGTCGTTGCGTTCGTGCCGCCGCTATTGATTGGGATCACGCTCGTCAGCGAATACACGCCAGAGCTGACGCGCCCTACATAGCCAGTCGACGCCCCCGAGAACCCGTAGAGGTTGTCCAGCCCGACGCCGCCCGCTGCCGAGCCAGTACCACCGCCCGCGACGCCGACAACGCCCCACGCAGGCGCAGACGATGCGCCAGCCGAGATAATGGCCTGACCTGCAGCCGATCCGGTCGGATTGAGCAATTGCACAGGAGCCAGGGTAGCAGCACCAGCGAAAGCAGCGCAAAGAGCCAGCGCGAGGCCGGCGAAAAGTCGTTTCATGGTTTTGCCTTGTAGAGAAAAAGTTAGCCGCGGTTGTCGGTGTTGATACGGGGATCAGCCTGTGCTTTCCCGCGAAAGAACGATGCAACCCCGAGAACGGCGCCGATCGTCAATGTGAGATCCGCTGACAGGGGAACCGGTTGAACGTGAAAGAGCGGCAGAATGAACATCGACATGACGTAGAGGCCGAACACGAAGCCGATGAATGGCCGCCATGTGTATGTGGGCCAATGGTCCGCCTTCGCCTCAGATTGCATCGTCACGTTGACATCGCCGACCGCATCAGATGCCGCCTTAATGCTCGCCTGATCGGTCGCAGCGGCAATCTGCGCCATCTGCACCTTGAAGTCGTTATCCGCCTTCTGAAGCGCTGCGATCGCGTCGGGAGACAGCCCGGCTTGAATCGCCTGCGTAACCTGGTCCGTCGTGCCTTGATCGTGGCCAAGTACTGCGCCGCTCACTGCACGCAGCGCAGCGCCTGCCACCATGCCAGCAGGACCGCCGACGACAGAAAGAGCCGTCGCCAAGGTCGGCGCGACGCCGCCAAGTATCGATTTCCAGTCCATCACACCCCCTTGCGCATCATGTCGGCTAGGCGCTGCGCCCTGCCCTTGACCTGGGTCGCCCATGCCGACGCGAGCATGCCGTCCGCCGCTTGGTTGTATTTGCCCTGCCGCATAAATACGAGCGTATTCTTGAAGCCGAGTAGCTTCGTGATTCCGAGGTTGAACGCCATGTTTGCGATAACGCGCTGGCGAACGTCGTTCAGATCCGTCCACCAAGGTAGGTTGCGGTCGAGATCGTGGAACACGTCTTCGAGGTCGTCATCGAGCAGCGAATTCACCTGCGTGTCGTTGAGCGGATATTTCCACCCGGCAGGCAGCGGCTTCCCGTTCAGGTTATGCCCGACGCCCACCGTGGGAATGCCCTTCGTGTCGTTGTACGGCGAATAACGAACGCCCTCGTCGCGCCGCAGCTCTGCGATCAGCTTTTGAAGGTTCTCGTTATTCATCGACATTCGCATCCCCTTTGCGCAGGCGCTTGATCGACGAGTAAATCTGTAGTGCCGTGTAGATAACTGACAATGCGAGCAACACGCGCGGGAAGTTCGCGTCACTCCACGCGAGCGCCGTTGCGTACCAAGGAGGCGCGACTTGTGCGACCGTTTGCGCAACGGCCGAAGCGGTTTCTTTCATGGGATCGGAAATTAAAAAGCCGCCCGGAGGCGGCTGTTGGCGGTAAGCGAAAGATCTCTACACTTCGCCTTGAGTTTGGTTCGAAAGACGAGCGTCTTTCTCTTTCGCCTCTTTCCGTAGATCAAGGACAGTCAGCTTCAATTGCGCGTTTTCGATCTGCATTTGCAGAAAAGCGCGCTGCGTATTTTCAAGTTGCTTTTCAAGATCAGACATTCTGGAATGGCACCTTATAAAGAGTCCCGTTGACGTAGACGCCGAGATAGCCAACGACGCCGCCCGCAGTCGCGTAAGTCGTATGCCCGACCACTTCGAGCGCGGGAGCCGAAAGGCTGATCGACTGATGCCCGGAAACGTAGGAGATGCCCTGCGCGTTTCCTGCGCCGTTAAGCTGGATAGGCTGATTCGGCGCCATCGCAATGCCAACCGAATACCCGGAACCGATGTTGAGGCCGACGTTACCCGCCGATGCTCCACCGGCAAGGTTGATGCCGTAGGCAACCGAGCTTCCGCTAATGTGGATACCCTGCGCGTGATTCGATTGGATCTCAATGCCGATGCCCTGCGTCACATGCAGAGAATTGGTACGCATAATCAGGCCGTAGATCCAGTCGCCGGACGTGTAGTTGCCCGTTACGCCGTTGATCCCGCCCGCGGCATAGAGCGCGAAGCCTTCTGTACAGTCGCCGCCGCCCCATGCAACAGCGCTGTATCCAGTCTTGCGGACCTGAGCGCTATCCACGCCGGTATATTTCGTCCACGTCTTTATGTCAGACTCGAAGCCGATCAGCGCGTTATCGCCTGTCGTTTTCGTGCCGTCTGCCGAGATATTGCCGATCTCCGAGTTGTAGCCTTCAGCGAAGCCGGAAAAATTGCCGTTAGTGTTGACCTGCGTGTACGTACCGACATGCGTCTGAGCAAGACTAGTCCCGCCGTGAACGTTGATAACAGACAGAAGCCCGATCTCTTGCCCGATGGCCGTCGCCGCTACTTCGGTTTGTGCCGAGATATTGGCGTGCTGCGCGGTGTCGAGCGTGCTATTGACATACCGCAAGCTATGGAACGTGTTTCCGCCTGCGGCCGATGACGCGGGTTGGTTGTCGTAGAGTCCAAGCGAGTTCGTGTAAAGCGGCGCCCCACTGACCTTCCACGAGCCGCCAGCCGGGACGATTACCGGCCCCTGTTGCGATGCGCACGCCGCGGCGAACGCAGCAGTATTGTCGACCGCAGAACCGCTTACGCCGCCGAAGTCAGTAACGCTTACGAGATCGCGGACACGGTTGCTGACTTTGGACCCCGACGCGATCGTGCTATCTGAAACAGACCCGGCGCCAGGCGTGCCGGCTGCGATCGTCGTCCCAATCTTCACGTTGACGGCCTGCACACCAACCGGAATGGGCGCCGTGAAAGTGAGCGTCGTTCCGTTTATCGTGTACTGGTCGTCAGACTGAAACGCCGAGTCGAAGAACACCCATGCATTCGTCGACGTGCCGGGGTTAGCAGGCAGCGTCAACGTCGTCGTCGTGCCGGCCGTAAAGTCGACGCCCGCGACATACCGGGCATCGGTGACGGTCCCGACTAGCGCGGAAGTAGGGTCTTCCGTTACCTGGTCCCAAATCGTAACGCCGTTGCAGTCTTTGACGATCTGCCGGTAGACGCCAGAACCCCAAATAAGCGCCTGTCCGCGGCTGTCGAGCGAAACGGGGTTCGTATTCGGGATCGTGCCCGCCGCATCCTGATACGTGGCCTTTGGATTTAGCGTACCAGGAGCGTAGAATCCGACTGTACCATTTGCAAGCGGCGCACCGTTTTGGTCGATGAACTGCTGCTTTGCATTGGGTATAAGCTGCATGCGTGCCTCAATAAAAAAACCCCGCACTACGCGGGGTCGAGGGGAAAAAATGAAACCGATGAAATGGCTATTGAAGGTCGCGGCGCTTGCGCTTGTTATCGTCTCGCAAGCATGGATTCCGCTGATGATCTATGCGGCCGTGACTGACGACAACGAAAGCGGGTGGGTTTGGGATTGGCTTTACAGCGTCATCGAACCTATTGACCGCGCCTTGAGTTAGCGCGCATGGCCTCGATCAGCTTGTTTGCCTCGCCCTGAAGCCGACTCGATGCCGCACGAGCGGCCAACTTATTACCCGCCCATGCACCAGCGCCCGCGCCAGCACTCGCAGCAGCACCGCCGCTTATAGCGCCACCTAGGCCGCCACCAATCGACGCGCCGACCTTGCCGGCATGCTTCTCGATCAGGCTTCCCTTGCTCAGTCGTTGCGACTGAAGTCCAGCCCCCTCATACGAGTGAACGCCCGGCATGATCTGGCCGCCGTAGTTCAGCGTATGGAAACGCTCGACTTCATCAGGCGGGAAGGTTTGCAAAATCTTCTGCCCGACAACCGAGTTCAGCGTTTTATTCACGCTGTTCTGATTCCAGACGCCCGCCTTGCCCGCACCCTGCTCGTAGACCTCACGAGCCAACGCACCAGACATTTCGTTTTTCGCCGCTTGCGCTGCCTGCTGCAACTCTGGCGGGATCGGCGGCGCACCGTCAGGCGCACCAGCAACACGCCCTTTCGAGAGATCGTCGAACGTGTTGTAAATATGTCGCCATTGATCGATCGGCATATTGTTCAAGCGGCTCGGAATCTGCTCGACAGCGGCACCAGACTTAACGCCGTTTGCGTCTGCGTCGCCGAAAACCTGCTTGAACCCGCGGGCGCCCATGATGGTTTGCTGCGCCTGATGGATGGCATCGCCTAGCTTGTAAGCATCAGAGCCGGCCGCCGCGGCAATGTCCTGGTCGATAGCGCGATTGATTGCCCCGATGACGCGAGCGTTGCCTTCGTTCCAATCTGCATTATTCGACTTGCGCACGGCGTCCCATGCTGCGACACTTCCCGCCGGTGTCGTCTGGCTCGTTAGCGGATCGCGGAAGCCCTGATTTCGCGCAAGATCCATCAAGCGGGTAACGCCAGACACGACACGAGAATTGCCGCTGCGCTCAGCTTCCGCCATGAATTGCGGATCAGCAAGCAGCGCATCGACGTGACTCGTCTGAATCGGGTTATCGCCCGACTCAGCGCGAGCGCGATCGTAAATCTGCTGCTTAGCCTGTTGGAACCATTCGTTCAGTCCGCCTTCACCATGCACCGCGTCATTGATGACCTGGCCGCGCTGCTCGTTGTTCGTCAGGTTCGGGCTTGCGCCGGTCGCATCAATGCGCTGCTGCGCATAGTTCGAAAGCGCCTGTTGCTCGCGCGCAATCTGACTCCGCAGGGCGATTTGCTCGGGCGTGTTATCCGAGCTGCGCGACAACGTATGCTCGCTTCGCAGCGTATCTTCGTTGCCGGTCACGACGCCAGTCCGTACCGCGTCGTTGTCCTCACCGAGGATTTCGTTAGCGATCTTCGCACGCACCGCTTGTTCTGCGTCCGGCACGTCGCCCGCATTCTTCGCCACCTTCACTTGCGGGAATGCCGAACTTCCACCGCGCGCAGCTTCCTCACCCGTCATCTGCCCCGCATACGGGTTCTGATTCGCTTCCGCGGCACCGACGCCGCGCAGCGTTGCACCTTGCGGAGCGGAACCAGGAGGCGAGCCAGGCGGAGGTCCGCCAGCGGGGCCACCAGAAGGAGTCGCGCCAGGTTGCCCGCCCATCGTCGGCTCTACGCGCTCAGCCGCCGCGGCAGGCTTGGCAGAAGATACGATGCCCGCCAGTCTGTTAGCACCAGCAGCCATTCCGGCGCCGGCCACGCCACCAGCAACGCCGCCAAGCAAGCCGGCGCCCATCTGTGCTACCGGACCTGCGCCAGCCTCTTGCGCGCCCTGTGATGCAGCGCCGGCACCAGCGCCGGCCGCGATTTGCGCGGCAGGAGCCGCCGCCATTTGCGAAGCAATAGCCTGCGTAAGCGGGTTAGCCGCCACCGTCGCCACCTTGCCAGCAACGCCAGCGCCGGTCGCTGCACCAGCCATCGCGGAAGCACCGGAATTCACCACGCGTTCAAGCGCGTTCTTCGGTTCTGGCGTGATCGCGTCGACGCCAGCGCGGATCGCATCGCCCGGATTGTGCAGATGCGCGCCGAATAGCGTGTTAATCGTCGCATTGAGCGGAGCGCCGACGAGATCGACCGTATCAGCGAGGCCATGCCCTGCGGCACGAGCCGTCAGGCCGATTTGACGGCCCAGTTCGCCACCAAACGATGTAGGCTGCGCCGGCTGTTGAGGCTGCGCAGCAGGTTTAGGCGCATCTTTCGAGTCCTGCACCTGTTGCGCCATATCCAAAAGCGGATCGCTTGCGGCGCCGGTCACAACGATATTTGGAGTGCCGTCGTCGTTGACGCTTTTATCAGACTGGCGAGCGGCAGCCGGCGCGGAGGCCGCAGCAGGCGCAGACGCGGGCGATGACCCGCTGCCCTGCACTTGCTGCGCCATAGCGAGCAGCGGATCATCCATTAGAACGCCCCCATTTTCTTCATGGCCGAATAGTCCTCCATCCATTGCCCGAGCTTGCCGCGCGCCTTCATTTCCTGCATCGCGGCTTCCTGCTCTTGCGGATTGTTGAGCGCGCGGACATACGACACTTCCGGATTAAACGACTTATTCCATTGCGCTTCCCACTCGTTCAGTTTCGACGTGTTGTTGCCGTTCGCAGCGAGGTACGCCGTTTCCGCCTGATGCTTCTCGAATACGGCTTGTTGCAGCCCCTTGACGTGCATGATCGACTTGTAGAGCGCAGGCCCGTTCATCGTGTCAGCGCTTGGCTGACCAGCCTTGACCGCCGCCAAACGTGCGTCACTGCCCGACATGCCGAGCGCTTGCGCAGCCTGATCCGTTGCACTGTTAAGGTAATTCGACAACAGTTGACGGCTCTCGACCGCATCCTTGCCAACGGGCACGCCGAACGAGTTCAACACAGCCGCGGCGTCGATTGCCCCGCCCGAACCCTTGCCCTTCATCGTGCTAGAGATGAGCGACGCGGCGTTGTCGTATTGCCCCATAACTTGCTTGGCAGTCGATGCGGCCGCCGTTAGAGCGCCGTAACGCTTGCCTGCGTCGTCGGCAATGCCCGCGGCACCTAGCGCCGGCCCGGTCGGAACAAAGCCTCGCGGAGCGCCAGGAGCGGAGCCGGACGGCATAGGAGCAGCCTGGCCGCCGCTTGTCGGCATGTTCGCCGGCTGTGCGACGGTCGGGATAGGAGGCGGCTGACCACCCACAGCAAACTGCGAACGCGGGATATTTCCGCTTTCGCCGGTCGACCGGTCGTAATAAGGAGTCGGAGTGCTTGCGGATACCGGGTCCATCGTTTTGTTGATGGTCGTTCCGACGATGCTCGGATTCGTAATCGGGTTTGTGTCCTTGTACATGATCGAGCCGCCAGAATCGATCTGCGTCGGCTTTGCGGTGATCGAATCAAGCTGCCCGGCAGCATCTTTCATGGAAGCAAGTTTTTGCTGGAACCATGCTGCGCGTTGCGTTGGATCTTGCGGCACCTGCTGAATAGTGCTTGCCACCATATTGGGGTCGACGTGCCCGAGCTTCGCAGCGTCCGCTCCGATGGTCAGCAACTTCCCATTGAAGTTCGGGTCGCTCGGATCTAGCGTCGCGAACTGTTGCGCCAGGAACCCGATCGCCTTCTTATAGTTGTCGATCTGATCGTTGTTCATTCCGATCTGACCTTTGTCGTACGTCTGCTGTGCCTGCCGCGCGTCCATGACGTTTTTCATGGTCGTCGCGTAGTTGTACGCAGAATCAGGATCAGCAGCGATCAGTGCAGACAGCTTATTCGTGTCAAGTTGACCCGTATTCGGATCGACCGCCTGCTGATAAGCCGCAGACGTTGCCCGGTTTGCGGCAAGCGCTTGCTGTTGCGCGAGGCCGTTCGCGTTATACGCGCGGAACTGTGCAACCTGGAGCGCCTGCTGAAGTGGGTTGAACTCGGGCGCTTTTGCATTTAGCGCGATCGATGTATCGAGGGGCATTCGTTATGTCCTGTTCTCGTTAGCTGCCGGCCGGAGTCCAGCCCGGAACGCCGACTGATGCGGCGTTGCCTCCACCGCCTGCGTTGTTCTGCAACATGCCGTAGGTGAAGGCCATATTTCCGGTATTGCCGAGCGCACTGCTCAGTGCATTAGCGCTACCGACCGTGCCGGATGCCTGCGCATTGGCTGCGCTCGTCATCGTGTTGCCTATGCTGTTCGCAGTCGCCGCACCGAGAGAGCCGTTCGTCGCGGCTGCGTTCTGGCCGTTGCTGACCAGCCCTTGCAAGCGGTTCACTGCGTTCGACGCGCTGCTGTAATTCGTGTTGAACGTCTGCAACGCGCGGTTATAAACGTCGTTGTATGTCGAATCAGCCAGGCCCGTCGCGTAGTTCGCGGCGCCCTTCAACGCTGCGCCTGATGTGCCAAGGCCACGCGCAGCGGCACTATTCTGTGTCGCCTTCAGCCCTTGGTTAAGCGTGAACTGATACCCCGGCGTTGCCTGCGCCTGCGCCTCCGTCGGAGCCGTGAACGACTGATGCAGAATGTTATTGTCGTTGACGCTATCGAGCGAAACAGATCCATCAGGGTTCTGGCTGATGTTGTAGCCCATCGCGACCAAAAGCGGATTGATCGACGACGAGCCGAGCTGCAGGTACGGCTGTAGATTCTGCTGCGTCTGCTGCCATTGCTGCTGCTGAAGATCTGCGGCATAGTTTGCTGCGTTAGCCTGCGTATTCGCCGCGCTCTTTGCGCCCTGCGACGAGATATAAGCACCACCGACAGCGCCGACACCTGCAGCAATGCCGCCGATTGCAGCGGCCGAAAGTCCAAATGACATGTTTACCCCTCTAGCCGGTTGGCGATCGCTTGCTTATTGTCGGGACCGCCGAGCAGTTCACTCTTCTTCGATTCGGTCAATTCCTCGACGAGCTTGTCTAGGTCCGTTTCATCGGTCGCATGAACCGTCGTCCAATACGTGTCTTCGTGAGCAAACCCCGCTCGCTTGGCGCCAGGCTTCGACGAAAGAATCGCATGCGCGTCACTGATGCGCTTCACGCCGTCATCAGTTGTGACAGTGATATCGCCGGATATGATGCAAAGATGCTCGGTCTTGTGAATCGCGCCCGTCAAGACTGTGCCTTTCGGAATCAGCATCTTTCGCGCATACAGGCCGGGCGCGAAGTGATTCCAGACCGGGCAATCAACTTGCCGCATCTTCGCGACCTGATCTTCAAGAGCGAAGACTTTCCCGCGTATGTCGTCGACGCCATCAATCAGAACCACGTCGCTCATGCGCTATCCTTTACGTATTCGATGCCGCTTATGCTTATCGAGCAGCCGTTACCGTCCGCGAAAATCTGCGTTCCCGATTCCAGCTTGTGATTGACCAGTTCCGGAAACTGACCCGTCGCACCCGCAACAATGGTCTTTGCGGCAATGCGCGTCGTTGCATCTGCCGCCCGGCCGCTCGGAACCTTGTAGACGTTCAGCGTCACGGCGCCCCCAGTCGGGTTGTTGGCGCTTGCCGCCTGGATAGATGCTGAAGTCGAGGCCGGCGCGGTATAGAGGCTCGACGCCGCACCAGTCAGCGTCGCACCCTTGACCATTTCTTTATAGGTCGTTGTCATTCGTTACCCTCTGGCATAAACCGTCTGAGTGCCGACCGGGATCGGCGATGTAAAAGTGATCGTCGTTCCGCTGACGGAATATTGGTCGCTTCCCTGGAATACGCCGTCGAAATGCACCGTTACCGCCGCGGGCGACAGATAGGCTTTGCTAAGCGTGAGCGCGGTTGTCGTGCCAGGCGTGAAGCCGCTTCCAGACGCGAACACGTCTTCGACAGTGGCAGCGATGCCGTCTAGCTTTGCCTTATCTGCGCTCGACATGAAGCCGGCCGCCGTGCTGCTCGCAAGCGCGTGCAGATCCGGCGCATCCTGCAATCCGTGCGTCGGAACGAACGAATCAGGCTCAGGCTCAGGCTCGCGCAGCGCTACAGCAAGAGCGGAAAGCGCCGCCTCAACATCAGCAATGCGGCGCGACAGTTCCGGTGCGTAGCTAGGCGCGACGGCCGATTCTGCCTGTTGCGCGAGCTGCGAAATCAGGCTCTTAAAATCGGCTGTGCTAGTGCCAGGAACTCCGCCCGTTCGGTTGAACAGCGCGAGCAATAGCTGAAACCAGACCATCGACACCCGGCCCGTCTTTGGGTCGGTCATCGGAACGCCAACGTCGGGGAAATTTGCTTGCGAGCTCATGTTCTAGCCCGCGATACGTCGACAAACGCACCGTTCAGCGCGGTCTTAACGGGAGCCGACCACGACAGTTCGAACACCCGATCGCGCGAGTACCCAAGGCGCTGCCATTGGACCGACGTTAGAAACTCGCCGACCTTGCCAAGCGATGCCGTCACGTAGTTTCCCCACGAACGGCCGCGATCATCAGACCAGCGCAGCCGTATTTCTGGCGCGTCTGTATCACCTGGCAATCCGTTGCCAACTTCCATGTCCGCGATGAACTGCCGGAACAGCACGCGATTCCCATCAGCGCCGCTGATGTGCGGGAAGCTGCGTATATGCTCGATCGTATCGCCGTTGTCTGTGTAGGCGTTGGGGTCGAGCATATAGACGTTGCCAGATTGCCAGTCGCCTACCAGATTTCGCCCGCCGTTGAACGAATAGCAGTTCATGCGATGACGACTGATTGACCCGTCCGCTTCAAGATATCCGCGCTGATGCCATTGGCCGGTTGCCGTGTCGAAACACCACGTCTTGTTGGCGGTCGGGAACGTCAGCACGTAGAACGCATGGCCGCCTTGCAGATACGCGAAGCCGATCGCGTCGTCTATCCGGCTGTACGTTAGAAACTCCTGCTCTAGCGCGTGAGTCGAAACGCGCTCTGCCGCGTAGTTCCTGCCGGCGAACACGCAGCCCTGCCCTTGCAGGTCTTTCGACAGCCAGAACAGCGCGAGATCGATCTTTGCGACCGAATGTTTCGCCGCGCATCCATGTTCGATGAACACACCAGGCATGCGCCCGAAGGTGAAGTCAGACGCGCCGGTGTTGTACCAGACTTCAGTTGTCAAGTCACCGAACAGCCATATCTCGCGATGCATCACGGCAAGCGTGACGAGGTTATCGGCATACGTTGATTTGCTGGCGATATCGAGCGAATCGAACGTAATATCGTTGAACTTCGAAATATAGAAGTGCTGCGTGCCGGGTTGATTGAATACGAAATAGCCGTCGACGTAATCGACCTTATCGGCTCCATAGAACGCCGTGTCGCTCACCGGAGACATGACGTTATCCGTCATGCTGATCGTGTAGCCGTTCGCGGTTCCGTCCACAACGAACACGCTTGTTCCGTTGTCAGCCATCGAGACGGGGCCAGCCTGTGACGAAATGATGCCGAGCAACTTATAGGCGTTCGCCGCGCTCACGAAATACACATTGGCGCCAACGACTTCATAGCGATTGCCGTTCGTCGCCGTATAGATGCAGCGCGACTCGCCAGCGGCGGGAGGCGTCGAAACGAGCGTGAGGCCGGGAGTCGGGTAGTACGTGAACGGCGCGTTGGCGTCTTGCGGGTTCTGCTCAGCGTACAAATTGACCGACCGCTGCGCGTCAGCGATGACGCTTTTCGCGGCGTATGCACCGCCAGTCAGAGGAATCCGCATCAGTAATTAGATCCGCTGTAGATGTTGTAACGCTGCTTCGAGCCGAGGCCACGAGGCATCGTCATGGACGGGATTTGGCTGTTCATCCGCTTCACAACACGCTTGGCGTTTAGCGCGAGGCCCACAAGCGAATGCTGCGGGTCAAGCTGATACGACGGCGCGAGATACAAGCCAAGGTTGTAGCGAATCGCCGCCATGTATTCAGGCGGCAGGTTGACGACTTGTGCCGGCGCCGTGAACTGCGGCAGCGCTTCCATCGTGACGATGTGAAGCTGAAACGTGCTGTCCGGGATCGGGTAATACGTCAGGTTTCCGAGAGGGAAAGCCGGGTCGTAATAGGCCCACGCAGGGAACGATTGCAGCCCCTTCAACGCCAAGCGCGAATAGTCCTCCATCGACTCGATAATCCGAACCGGGTAATCGATCGGCGTCGAGCTGCCCGCATTGAGTCGCGCATATGCTGCGTTGATCTTGATCGGCCGCTGAACGTTGAAATCGCCGCCAGTGCCGACCGTGTACGTCTGTTTGCCGGTCGACTGAATCGCCGTGTCGACCAGGTGATAAACCGAGAGACGCTCGCCTTGCCACTGACCAAGCATCATGTTCAGCGTAGCAAGCGCGTCTGCGGTGTCTTCAGCCGAAATAGCCTGGCCGATACCGAGTGCGCCTATGTCCTTCAGCGCGAGCGTGATGAGGTCAACGGCGGTCGTCATTAAGCAGCCTCAAGAGCGGCCCGAATCTTGTCATCGGACCATCGTTTATCAACCTTCACGCCCTTCTCTGCCGCGATCTTCAACAGGGCTTCGCGCGTGTCCACGTCGTCAGAGCCGAGCAGTGCGGATTCTTCTTCCGCGTTCTGCACAAGCTGATCGCCAATCCATTTTGGATATGCGGCGAATTCCGGCTTCTGCTCGCGCGGCACAGGCGGCACGTATTCAGGCACCGTGAAGCCGGGCAGAGCGTCTAACTCGTCCTGGCTGTTGACGATGCGTTGCGCACCATCGGGGCCAGTCGCCCATGCGGGAAATTTTTCGTATGCCATCGGCTCGTCAGAATGAAAAACCCCCGCCGAAGCGGGGGCCGATTGCTGGATAAGCGCCATTAGGAAAGGATTCGGCAGGCCATTTCCGGGTAGATCGCGCTCCAGCCGTACAAAACATCGATACGGCACGGCACAACGTCAGTGCCGATCGCATACTGGCGCGCGATACGCAGCGAAATGCCCTTGTAGTTACGACGAGCGCCCCAAGCACCGTATTGCGACACGTCTTCCAAGTCGGCCGTAGCCAGCGTGAAGGCGTTCTTGTGGTACGCGAGGTTTGCGCCATACGAAGTCGATGCCGCAACGTCCCACGTCACAACAGCAGCGTTTGCAGGACCAGCCGAAACCGTCTGATACTGCTGGTTGCTTGCCGCGGTGTTGATCGCCGGGAAGATCGACAGCGTTGCGTTGCCCGAGCCGTCAGCCGTTGCAGCCGCGGTAACGGTGAATTGACGCAGCACGCCATACGATTGACGGTTCTGCGGGTTCACTGCATAGACGCCAGCGATCGTGAACGTGTCGCCCTTCGCGACGGTTGCAGCAGCACCGAGGCCGGTAACGGTGAGCGTCGAGCCGGTTTGACCCGCGCCCGAAACAGTGCCGTTCGAACGCGTACCGGTCGTGAACGTGTTCACGTTCTGATCCATGCCGATATCGAAACCGAGCGCCGGAACGAAGATGCCCGAATCGTATTGCTCGCCGACTTGCTTCGACGGGTTCAGCAGGCCCGACGTCGACTTGACCATCTTGCCGTTCACGGTCGGATTCCACACGGCCGCACGCTGCTTGCCGCGCTGAACTGCTTCGTTGTCCAGTTTCGTGCCAGCGTCGATCAGGATCTGAATATCGTTCGGCGTGGTGCCTGCGGTGCCAACGCTGTTCGCGACGCTCGAAGCAAGCCCGAGGCCGTCGAAGTCCAGCTTATTGGCGATCGTTTCCATTGCCGGAACGAGGTAACGCTCCGCGAAGTCGTCGACGGTCAACGTGAGCTCGGTCGAGCTGAACTGAAAGTCGACGTGAAACTGGTTCTGCATCGTGATCGCAACCGACGTTTCGTTCACGTTTTCGAGGCCAAGGTTCGGCCCCGACGTACCAACGAAGCGAACGGGCTTGCGCGCGTTCACGGTCGAACCAACCTTCGCGCCCGAAACGGCGAACTCGCTGCTGTATTCGCGGTTAGCGCGCGACGTGAAAGCGAGGTTGTTGGTAAGAATCTGAAGCGATTCGTCGAGGATCTTGGTCGGGGTAAGAAGCGTATTTGCCATCTAAGTAATCAGCCTTTGTTTCGTTTCTTCCAAGCGATGTATTCCGCGGTCGAGGCGAACTCAGCCGGCTCGACAGGCGCAGACTTCCCGCCGACCGGAGTAATCGGTGCGGGCGCTTTGGAAACAGGTTTCGGGGTAGGTGCGCTCGCGCTGACCTTCGCTTCTAGGCGAGCCAGTTCGAGAGCCATTCGCAACGGGGGAAGGGAAAGCACGCGTTCAGCCGTCTCAGGGTCTTGGCCGAGTGCATGAAGCACCTTGTGACCGTGATCCATCGACGTGACGGCTTGCAGAAAGTCGGGCGATGCGCCGCCGAGCATTTGGAACGTGCGCAGGGACGAATCCCACTCCGCTCCAAAGTCACCTTTGCCCGCGTCGAATACCTTGTTGCAAGCCTCGTCGAATCGCTCTTGCTCGATCAGTCGCTTGGCTTCGGAACGGATCTGTTCGGCCGTCATCGGCTGCCCATTCGTCTCATGCTGCGGCTGAAGCTCGCGCAATCGCGCTTCGAGTGCTTCTCGCTGGCGTTTCTCTTCGTGTTTCTCGCGCGTCAGTTGGTCGATGCGTCGTTGAACCCAATCGTTTTTGGGCTTTTGCTGCTCTTGCGACTGCTGATCGACTTCCGATGCGGTTTGCTCTGCGCCCGGTTCAGAGACGACTTCAGCGGGCTGTTGCGCCTGTTCCAACTCCGTAGGCGTGACGTTTTCTTGCGGCAATGCGTTTTCTTCGATTTGCATGGACGAGTCCAAGAGGATTTAGCCCGGTGATGCCGCACCGGTACGGTTTATTGCTGTTGAGCGGGCAACAAAAAACCGCCCGAAGGCGATTGCTGTTGTGTGGGGTCTTGCGTTTGCGGTGGACTGCCCTCTGGCGCGCCGGTCTGCATCATCTGCATGACGACTTGCGTAGCGACGTGCGCGACGAGTTCAGGATCAAGCGGCTGACCGAGTGCTTGCAGGCGCTTCGTCTCGGCGTCATAGGCCTTGATGTTCGTATCCTGCTGCTCCTTGCCCTGCTGCGCCTGCTGAAGCTGCTGCGTCAGGTGCTCGATCATCTGGCCCATGTGCTGCATCTTCTGCGTGGCGTCCTGCATTTCAGGCGTCGGGCCTTCGCCCAAGATCGCAGGCGGGATCGTGCGGTGCAGACGCTCGGCAACCTCGTCAGCCATCGGGAAGTCAGCAGCCTTGAACAGCAGGTCGCCGGCAACCTTCATCAGCTCTTGATCCTGGCTCATGATCTGCGTGAGCGCGTTGAATGCTTCCTGCCTGCGCGTCTCGTAGTTCGGGCCAACCTCGACGGTCACGTCATAGCGGCCGATGCCAGGGTTGTAGATCAGTTGCACGTCCTTCAGATGGTCGCGCTGGTCCTGCGGCGGTGCGGGCCGTCCATCAGGCGTCGACACCGGATGCGGCTGATTCGGATCGAACTGAGCAAACGTCTCTGTACCGTCCTCGCCCAAGATCCGCACGACTCGTGCCGTGTCGTAAATCTTCGGGATCAGGTCGATCAGCACGCGGCCGGTATAGCGGATCGAGCGAGCAACGTTATCGATGAAGTGATACGTCGCGCGATCGCCCTGACGCTGCCGAGCCTGAATCGCCACGCCAGCTTGAGCGTTCGATTGCTGCCCGAACTGCTCCTGATACTGGCCGGACGACATCATTAGCTCTTGCTGCGCCGTCTGCATGCCTTGCAGGTACGCAGAAGCGCCAACAGGCGGCTGCGAACGTTCCGGGCGGGGGATCTCTGATCCATCCTCGCGCAGGGCGTTGTAGGGCAGATACGGCAGGTTGTCTTTGTTCGCCTGCGCCCACTCGCCCTCATATCCTTCGAACGCCTCTTTCGGCCCGATGTACGGCGTCTTGGTCTGTAGCGCGATGTACTCGACGTTTGCGCTGCTCATGTAGTTGTACATGCGCTGCGCATCTTTCATGCTGCGCGTGTGGCCCTTGCGCTCGACCTTTCCGTCGATGACGATCTCTTCGCCGATGACGCGCACAATCGGGATATACCGACCGGGCCACGGCTTTTCGTCGATGATCGTGTCGCCGGCGAGCAGATACCAGGTGATCTGCGGCGTGCTGACCGTGCGACGCTGGATTGACGCGTCACCCTCAACCCTCTTCTGCTCATCAGGCGGCAGATCGGACAGCATGACCGCGCCAAGCTCAGGATGAGCAACAAGCGTGTCGCTCTTGCTCGTCTTGCGGAAATACTCGCAGACGCGGATCTTGTCCTTGCCGATCCAATCGCCCTTCGATGAGTCATCGCCGAATTGCACGTCGGCAGCCTTCTCGCCCGGATAGGTCGCCTCGAACTCGGCTTTCGTCATCTGCTCGAACGCGAAGCCATACTTCGCGTCTGAGCCGTCTGCGGATTCGATATCCGGATCAAGATAGACCGTTAGCGGGTTCTTTACTCGACG